TGGGCGGTTGCTCCCTTCGTTCTGCCCCTCCGCCAGCTCCTTTTGCGCGCCCGCCCCGCCATGGTGGGCTGAGGGCGTTGAGAAGACTGCACCCTTAGCGGCGAACGCCTGCCCGATCTCCCCGACCTCTGCCGTCACGTCCGCCGATAGCTTTGTAAACTCGTCGTCGGAGAGCGTGTCGAGCGGGATGCGCTCGTAGCCCTTTCGCAGTGGCTCGGGGAGGTGTCCGTAGATCGCCTCGAGTGCTTGTCGTCGCCCCGTTGTCGTCCGTTCTGCGTCGCGTCTGTTCAGCTCATTCTGAAGCGCCGTTACGCGCTCGGTGAGTGAGACTGCCCAGGCGGGTACGCTCTCGTCCGCTTGTCCCTTGGGTGCGTTGTCGTTGCCCTCGCCCGTAGGCGCTGGCGGGGTAGTCGGCTTGCCCTCACGAAGCCCGTATTTTGCCTCGTAGTTCGTCACCGCGGTTGTCGACGCCTCGGTGGCGCGGCTATCGCCGTAGCTCTCGATAACCTCGATGAGCTCGGGTGTAACTCCCTCGACGGCGGTCGTTACCTGCTCGGGCGTCGTGGCAGTCTTCGCCAGCTTGTCGGCTATCCTGCCCAAGATAATGGCACTGCGTCCTGGGAACTTGGAGCGGAGTGCCTCGAGAATTTGCTCTTTCATACGTTGGATGATTAAAAATTAAACCATTCGGTTTACTTCCACAAATGTACTCTTTTCGGGAATGTTGACGCCTCTAAGTCGTTTGTATTGTGCGAAATGTGTCTTTTTCTATGCGCATTATGAGCGTATCTATGCGCACTATTTTAGTAAATAACACGCAGCTATATTTGTATAGTCAAAATATAGTACTTACCTTTGCAGTGAAGATTTAACTAATCGGTTAAATCAAGATCGAACGAAATAGTAACTCAAAAGCAACGACAACGAAAATGGAACACATTGACGCCATTACCGCCGTACTTCGCGCCATCGACGCAGGGCAGCGCCCTATCCTCCTCGAGAGCTGGACGGGCGTAAAGCACGAACTCTCCCCACTGACGCACACCTTCATCATCGCCAAGCTCGCCAACCTCGAGCAGGTAGAGTGCGCGCAGCCTCTCCCCGAGTGGGAGGGTACATTCCCCGAGGACGGCGGGTACTACCACATCACTATGAGCGGACGCGAGGGGCTGGTACAAATCGCTATGCCACAACCAACCACAGACGATGTTTTATAGCCTTTCAGAGATGACGCCAAACCTTCTCGATATCGCAGGTGGTGGCGTTTTGTACGGCATTCTTGCTGATCTTAATGATCTCGATAAGATTTGTTCGGGGAAGTCGTCAAGCACCTTCCCTGTATACACGAGACTTGGGCTTAGGCAGATGGTCGTGATGGCGTTTTGTCGGATGCACAAAGGGAAGCCAAAGCTTAGGGGAGGTGACAGGCTTGTGGTGAAAAGGCTGTCAATGAAAGACAGGGTGTCATACGCAGAGAGCATCGGGGTGGGTGTGGAACAGATTGTTTACGCCTCCGATTATGACGAGTCTTCCACGTCAGTGTACCTTGTCACTCCAGTTGAAGGGTTTACTCGAAGTGGTGGCGAAAGGCTTTCCGATGCGCTTCCGATGGCAGGTGTTACGCACCTAAACAAAGTCACCTATTACGCATACAAAATCAAATAGCAACGACAATGACATACAGACTTTACAACGCAGACACGCTCAACCGCTACGCCAAGGACTGCCACGAGCGGGCGGTAGCTAAAGGCTTTTGGCACGTGCCACACTCCGTCGGGCATTATCTGATGCTGGTCGTCTCGGAGCTTTCCGAGGCAGTGGAAGCCGACCGCATCGGCAAGTGGGCAAGGCTTGACCACGACACGATAGATACGCTCCAGCGCATCGAGGGTGCGCCCTATGCTCAAGAGTTCCTCCGTGAGGTCAAGGATAGAGTGGAGGACGAGATCGCCGACGCAGTGATACGCCTGCTCGACCTGCTGGGGTGGTTACTCAAAACAAAGCGAACGACCGAGATCCTCAACGAGAACGACCTAAGTAAGGTATACGGCATCCTTGATACACCACGCCCTGGAGAGGAGTTAACTCTCCTCCTGCTACGCATAGTGGCGGACACATCAGGGTATTGGCGTTTGGGACTGCTCCGAGAAAAGGGCATCCTCTACGCCATCAAGTCCCTCGAACAGCTCTGCGACCACCTCGGCATCGATCTGATGACGCACATCGAACTCAAACTCAAGTACAACGCCACCCGCCCTGCACTGCACGGCAAGAAATACTAACAGATATGAAGATATACATAGTACCGCTGTACAATAGGGTTGCACACGAGTATGTAGGACTACCAGTGCACGTGACCTTAGTATATGCAGATAACGAGGAAGAAGCCACAAGAAAAGCCTGCGTATACAGAAACCAGATGAGGTTCTTGGACGTCTACCATAAAGCTGACTACTTCGAGGTTGACTACCTCGATGAAGAAAAAATCCTATCGTGTGGCGACGATATAAAAGCATACCTCGTACATGAGCGGAAAGGATTAGATCACGGCAAGGAGCAAATCCTCTACGGCAAATCGGCAGCAGAGATCAGGAGGATCCTACCACCATACGAAGGCGAAGGCGACATCGTTATCTCCGCCCTACCTAAGATCCACGACATAATCCTATAGAGCTATGACACTCGAAGACCTCAAGAAGCACGGCAAGAAATACTAAGGAAATATGACACGTAACGACATAGCAAAGAGCCTCAAGCCCATAGAGTGGGCGTACGAGGATGAAAAACGAACGTACAAGACATTCCCTGGTGCATCAAAACACGGGATATACATGTGCATATCCCCGTTAATAGGGACGCCCAGCCTCTTTCTCCTTTACACGTCATTCGATCGCCCCGCTAGTCCAGATGGTGAAAAGTTCTTCAAGTCCGTGGATGAGGCTATGGCAAAGGCGAGAGAAGCCCTAGTTGACTACATGTGTAGCCTCTTTGAACTTGACGAACAATGACAACCGAAACATTCGCCCTCCTCTCCTCCATTGGCTGCCTTACCCTTGGCGCAGGGTGCGTCACGCTCTTCATCCTTTGGGTGGCTGAGGGTAGAGAAGTGGAAGACCTGCGAAAGTCCAAGGAGGAGCTACGAGAGAGCATGAGCAAAACGAACTACTACCTCCACCAGCAACTCGAGAGGGTGAAGGGCGAGAATGAAGCCCTCCGAACACAGAACCACCAGCTGCGAATGAAGCAACAGAAGCAAGACAACTAAACGAATACAGCTATGACCCAAGAACAAAAAGAGAAACTGACAGCGTGGTGCCTAAACCTGTTTGTCACCTATCGTATCGACTTCTTCCGAGGATTAGTGCTATCGGACACGGTGAACTTCTTTAACACGGAAGACCCAGACCGAATAGAGGTAGCGATAGAGAGCTGCCGCGGAGCCGACAGCCTCTGCTTTGAACCCGATCAGAAGGACTACACCGAGCTACTCAAAGAGCTACGTGAGGTAGAGAAGGAAGTGCCACTAAGCGACACCGCACTGAGCGCCATTACCTACGTCTTCGGGGGTGAGTGGGAGGAGGCGATAGAAGCTCTCGAAAAGCTCAAGACCGAACGCAACGAACAGAAGTAACCACGAATGCGCTCTATCCACATATGTATGAAAGACCTTAGAGAATTAGTAAAGACGATATGACACGCGAGGAAGTAAAAGCCCAGCTTGCGAAATGCCCGCTGGAGTGGAAGGAGGAAGCGGGCAGGCCTGTCTACGGCTTACACTCAAGAGTGACGCTGATAGATGGTGAAGATGGAGACGAAGATGCGTACGACGCACTCCGCATCGACTTCCAGATAGACGTAAACAAGGCGAATAGCTCCTGTAGCGTCGACGTTAGCGCACACGGGAGGTGGGAGTTTGGGAGCTACGAACTTGCCAGATCCACAGGCTATATCATCCCACTCGAGGTACTCAAGGGAAAAGCTGAGGAACGCCGACTATCTATGGCCTGCCGACTGCTCGGCATTAACGACTAACAAATACTACCGATATGAAGCTGTTATTTTTCGACCTCGAGACGACGGGGACAAACCCAGCACGCCACGGCATACATCAGATTAGCGGCATCGTCGAGATCGACGGCGTCGAGCAGGAGCGCTTCGACTTTAAGGTGCGACCAAACCCGAAGGCAGAGATCCTGGACGAGGCTCTCGCCGTCGGTGGCGTCACCCGCGAGGAGATAGACGCCTATCCTCCGATGGAGGAGGTGTACTGCAAGCTGGTAGCCCTGCTCTCGCGCTACGTCAATAAGTACAACAAGACCGACAAGTTCTTCCTCGTCGGCTACAATAACGCCTCGTTTGATAACCAGTTCCTGCGGGGCTTCTTCCTCCAAAACGGGGACAACTACTTCGGCTCGTGGTTTTGGTCGAACTCCGTCGACGTTATGGTGCTGGCGTCGCGGTACCTACTGGCCGAGCGCCCGCTGATGCCGAACTTCAAGCTCGCAACGGTGGCCGCTCAGCTCGGCGTGGTGGTCTCCGAGGACAAGCTCCACGACGCACTCTACGACGTCGACCTGACGCGCGACGCTTACCACAAAATGATCGACGGGTGCGATGAGTAAGAGCGCATACTACGCCTATGAGGTGCGCTTTCACGATCCCCCAGATGGGTACGCGGAACGATCGCACTACTTCTTTTCGCTGGCCGCTATCTTCGACCACTTCACGCCGTCGGAGGTGGGTTGCTCGGTGCAGGCGCTTTACAGGGCTGGCGTGAGAGAGGGGCGAAAGTACGAGGGGCGTCGGTGCGTGGTGCGACGCTTTCAGATCTACCGAAAGCCACAGCGGGCGAGGGCATAGCCACGATACTACTACACAAGCCGAGGGGGGGGGGGGGGGGCGGGGGGGGCGCCCCCCCCCCCGGTGTGTTCC